GTAAGAAACAACTGGAGGATATCGAAAACCATCGATTTTATACCGTAGTGTATGACTGTCATAACAAGGATGAACTTCGTTCACCAGAGAAGGCACATAAAGCGCGGCTCATCACAGGAGCCCCTTTTGCCTACACGTTATCAGCAGGAATGCATCTCGGCGCTTTCATGGCAACCGATACTTACGGCAAACCAGATGTTTTCTCTTGCGTTGGCATAAACATGAATTCTTCGGATTGGAACAAACTCGAACAGAAGTTACGCGTTTATGGTTCGTTCGGATTTGGTGGAGACATCAGCGACTTCGATGGTCAATCCAAAGAGTTTGTCACGAGCGCATTTGTCAAAGCGCTCAGTGCTTACTATGGAGACATCGGTGATCCGCTGATTCGTCAATACTTAGTCGAATCAACTATGAAAGCAAAACTGAAATTCGGACCACATCTGATTTCGAAGGATTTTGGTGGAACAACAGGTAATCCGATTACCGTTCACATCAATAATTTTTTCATGGAGTACCTCCTTCTTGGAGTGTATCTTATGTTAGCCGAGAGAAACTGTCCGGACCTGTCAGATCCAGCATTTTTCTACAAATTCACTTGCTGGGCTCTCTACGGAGATGACCACAAGGGTGCAGTAAATCCACGGGTGTCAGATTGGTTCAACCAAGTTACAACTAAGGAGCTTCTTCAGTCCTTAGGGGTAGGTTATACTGATCCCTTAAAGACGGGCGTGTTCACACCGCTCATGAAGCTCGAGGAAATTCCCTTCCTTGGTCAAGTCACACGACTAGACCCAAGTTGCGAACTTGGAGATTTTTATTTGGCAATCCCGGTGAAGAGGACTTTTGACTCTCTCAAGTGGATTTCCGCAGGCCTGCCAGCAGAGCCTGCGACAATTGCGAATGCGTGCGGGGAGTTGTACCGTTCAGTAGGCGAAGGTTCTAAGACGTACGCTGAAATACGGTCCGACATCACGGATGCATTCGATCGATGTAACATCGATTCAACTCTGTTACCTTCGTGGTTTACTGCAGTCAAGGCATACAAGGGTAGTACCCATGTATTTTTCTCATCTGAATCAAATACGATTTTTGATTTGATTTCACAACAAGATGGGATATACAGGAGGCATACGCCCAAAGGATTCCTTAAACTGGAGAAAGTTTACCCATTACAACCCGACCTGCCTCAACAGGACCCGCGGTGGTATTTGGGGGATCCAGGAGACGTTATCAGTCGAATGGACCCAGAACGAAAACCAGTGGAATACGTAGCTAGAGCACAAGTAGGCACCGACTTTGATCAGGAACCAGATTGGCTCAGTCGTAATCCCATTACTGGAGAGCTCGAACAGCTCCCAAAGTATGATGAACTCGATTGTCAACCAATGCAATGGAGACGGAAAACAGTACGACCTCCGCCAGAACCTCCGGAAACTAAAAATCCGAACTGGTGGTGGAAGGAATGTGAACCAGACCCTGTCCCAATCAAAGAAGAATGTTTACCCGACCCTAAGTTTGGGATCCCTGATCCCCCTTGGTGGAAGGATGAGTATGAGGAGGCACTTCGCCAACTCGTACCAGTGCGCAAGAAGCGTAGACCACGGAAGAAACAGAACAGCATCGCTCGGGCTCAGATGCTCAGCGACGAAGCAGTCGTCGCTCCCAAAGAACCCGCATATTCGATAGCGCTACCGGCACCCCCTTCTCCAGAAAAAGGGTTTGCATCAACGCTAGTCGAAGATCTTATGAAGAGGAAGTGTCCCTTCTTATTCATAACGGCCTCTGGAACGTACACCTTCTATCATGGTGCCGTATTCCTATCATCGGATGTCGGCTCCGGAAGGAGTGCAGCAGGCTACCATGCGTACTATGGCCGTATGTTTCGCTGGTGGAAGGGTATGTGGGTGTACGTTGTAACAGGCTCAGCATCGGAGATGTGGGTAGGAGCAAGTGGATCGCCTTACTCGGAAATTTCGAATGAGATGGGCTCATCTGTAGCAGCTTCAGCTAACTTTGGAGGTGCACTGCCGCTCGCACGAGGCGAGCCAGTGGATATTCCTTTGGTGGTATCAGTGCCTGGTCAACATATGACCGCACTAAATTGGAACTTGGTTCCACAGTCTGCAGGAGAGCTATCGATTACGAATTTCGGTGGCAGTCAGATCTACTTCTACACCGCAACCCCTGGTGAGAGTGGTTATACTATATCAACATGCGTTGGGGATGGCTTTAAGTTGGCGCAGCTTTTTCGCATCCCCTCCCTGAATTACAGTTTCCCGGGGTCACTCGCCGTGGCCCAAGGAGCCGTAACTTCAAAAATTGGTAAAGGAGTCAAGTCTGCTGTTGGTACCTACAACAACATCAAGAAAGTCACAGATGGAGCAATAGATGTGGCTTCGAAAGTTGGAGATGCCATGCAAAAATTTGACACACCGAACAACGGTGCGGACGCACAACCAGTCGTCGCACGTCAGTGTGTTAATTTAGCTAACATGTCAGGGATGACTCATTCTCAGGTTTTGGCTCCGCTCGAAGGCGAGCCACCTGAAGTGGGACTTCCCATTGCAACAACACTTTCGGAAACCCGTCTACTAACCATTGGGATGATCCCAACGTTGTATGGGCGTTATCGGCTTTACACGTCTGATACGCCTTTGCAGAACCCCCCAGTATTCCGGATTCCTATTACCCCATGTCCACAGTTATTTCAGAACATTGTGCCTCCTTTCACACTTAGTGGCCTTACAGCCGCGGAGTATGTTTGTATACCCTTCACGTTCTGGCGTGGCAGTTTGATATACACAATCCAATTCGTTGGATCACAGTTTGTCAACTGTCGCGTTGGAATATTGACGAGGTATGGTCGCTTTGGTGATGTAGTCACCATCGCAAACATGTCTTCCCAGTATGCCATCACGTATGATTATGGCCAAACGGATACCATACGCATCAAGGTGGACTACCAGTCGAACTACCCATGGTCCTACATCCCGAACTATACAGCTTCGAGTAACGTAGAGAGCCTGGCGATTGGAGAACTCATCATGGTCGTTCTTAACCCTTTGGCAGCCAATGAGTCTGTTATTGACTCTTTGGACGTGAACGTTTTTCTCTCATTAGGAGAGGACTTTGAATTGAAGACACCGGGAGCGAACCTCTCGTACTTCAAGATGATTGCTGACACACCCCCGTTCAGCAATGATGATGAGAAGGAACTTGTTCCTTCGGCACCCGTAGCTCAAGCGCAGATGCTACGCACTGGTGCCAATGGAGGCCTTGCACTCGATGACGAGCACAAAGACGTCGATGCACGGCCGACCGGCGGGCCTCAGGTATCTCGAATGGTAAATGATGGTCCGTCGGGTATTTTCGACAGACAGTATTTGGTCGCTTCAGCAAATTGGACTACGGCGCAAGCAATTGCAACTCTAGTCTATTCTGCTCGGGTACCCTTTGGAATGATTCCACAAGGCCCTTTGACCCAAATCTTTAACAGTTTTGTTTACAAGAAGATGCGGATGCACGTCGTTATCCAAATCCAAACAAACATGTTTCAGCAGGGTCAATTGGTTGCGTTTTTCGTACCAAATGGCGTCGAACCCTCGACATATACTGATCAAGAATGTACCTTAGGGCCACATGTGCTGCTCAAGGCTGGTCATACCACCTCGGGCACTGTGGAGATCCCATTTGTACATCCGCTCGATGGACTGGATGCGGCCAATGCCGCCAACGAACTGGGCACACTAGGGACCTTTTGTGTCCGAGTGTTCAACGCTCTATACGTTGGCGCAGATGCGCCGGAGGCATCCTATACATGCAGAGTGGCCATACATGTGAGGTTTTCACAAATGGACCTATCGATACCAGATCCCGATCTGGTCACCCCCTCTGCCCAAGTCATAGCAAACAACTTGGGTGAAGGCCACGCTTTAGGAGACGTGGTTGTCGTAGACGCGGTCTAGACAAAGAACTTTAAATCTCCGTTTTCGTAACACAGCGAAGTAAAA